CTTTGATTTTGCATTCCTGTTCAGTTCACGGAGCATCTCTATCGTCTCCTTCACCTCGTCGTCTGTCGGGAGGTCGCAGCCTTTGTCACTGTCGCCGTCCCACGGGAATCTGAGCAGCCTGTCCGGGGAGTCAATCCCCTTCTCGCCCAAGTCGACGAAGAGGTTCATGAGGGAGAATACCGCCCAGCGTGTCATGTCGCACTGCGTCCTGCTTCGTCTGAGGTAGCCGCGTGATATGGCAATCACCTGCCACCATTTCAGACTGTAGAGGAAGGCGTTCATGTCGTACCCTATCTCACCCACGAAGAACGAGAAGAGCTCATGCGCCGACGTCAGTTTTTTTTTGCTTCGCCGGCTTCCTCCGCCTTCTCCTCCATCACGGAGGGAACGGCTATCCACTCGTTCATGGCGGCGAACACGCAGTCGCGCAGGGCCGTGATGTCGCTTGCCTTCGCCTTGGTGTATAGGTCGTCGATGGTGATCTTCGTGCCGGGGTTGTTCACAACGACGGCAGCGTAGAGCAGTGCGACCATGTTCTTGGTCTTGCGGATGCTCTCAATATCGAAGATCTCGCCCGTGATTTCCTCGTAACCTATCTCCACCGCCATGTTGAAGGCGATGGAGATGGTCTCATCGAATAAGCGTATCGTGTTCATGGCAAAACGTTAGATGTCCTCGCCCTCGCTGGTTACTCCTGAACCTGGAGCATTGTTGACAGCCGTAGGAGGCGTGTGGGAGAGGCCTCCCTTGCCCTGCAACTGTACGTCGTATGTGGCGTTCTGCCTGTTCTGGGCAGTCGCCTTGAAGTCGTTGATGATGGCAGTGCCGTAGTACACCGGCCCTGTTGCATCCTCTCGGTTCTTGTTGCCCTGGGTGATGCGAAACTCCACCTGCACGGGCTCCTTGCTGATGCAGAGGTCGGCGACGCTGGGGGCATCGTGTCCTGTAGAGTCCGAATCACCCTGGTCAAACGAATAGAGCGCGGATGCCGAGGCATCCCATGACATACCCGTGATCTCCTGGTTAGACCAGTCGGCTGTGTCGTCCTTGGTCGACGATTCCTCCAGCTGCACTCCGATGTGTATGGAGCATGTCGTTGCGAATGCGAAGTACTTGCCGCCGACCTTCAGTCTAAGATTCTGACCTTTCAATATTGACATATCAATTCGTTTTAAGCGTTGTTACGTTATAGTTTAAGCTCTGGTAGAAACACGGCTTCAGCTCGTCGTACATCACCGCGCCGGCCGAGAACCGCCAGTCCTCGATGCCGTAGCTGTCGCCCTTGTCGAGCATGTATTCTCGGTTGCGGTCGCGCACCGCCTGCGTCAGCCTTGCCAGCTGCTCGCGGTCGTCAGCCACGCAAAGGATGGAGACGTTCACGCTGTCGTAGGGGGATTCCGCCTCGTCGTCCTTCGTCGTCTCGTCGTTGGTGAGCGAGTCGAAGGTGATGATGACGTAGGGCACGCGGTCTTGTTTCTCCTCGATGGTCGGGCGTGCGGTGTTGAATATCCGCCCGCCGGTGGCCCTCGTTACGGAGGCATCGGTGCGCAGTGCGTCCCAGAAGAACTTGTCCGTGTTAAGCATACCTTTCTGATTTGAGAGTGGAAAAAGCACGGGGCGACGGGCTGTCAACTCCGCCAACCCCGTGCCGGAACTATGTTAGTTAACCCCTAAAAGACATTACACGTCGCTTGCGGAGCCTGCACCTGTCATGGAGTAAACCACGAATGCGTCGGCGGCTGCCTTCAGCACGGTCATTGAGAAGTCGGCGTTGATGGTAGTGTACACCTCGTCCGTGTTGGACGCAACGGCCGATGTAGCGTCGATGCTCAGGCGGATGTTGCCATGTTGCATGGTTGGCACGTACTTGAAGTTACCCAAGCCGATGTTATGGCCTGACAATGCGCCCTTCTCCGTCGAGCGGTTGATGGCGTTGTTGGGAACGACAGGAATGCCAAGCAAGCGGTTGTCGTTGCCGATAAGCATGATGCCGGAGCCAGCGTCGAAAGGAGTAACCTTGAGCTTCCAGAAGTCTGACGCACCCATCACGAACACGAGGTTGTCTGTGTCGAGGTTACGGTTTGCGAGCTTTCCGATCATGGCAGCGGCGGTCTCCTTGGTGAAGGTGGTGTATGTGCCGACCTGCTTACCGGGCGTATAGCCGTCCTGTCCGTAGGTTCCGCTTTCAGCAGTCTGTGCGAAAGGACCGAAGAACGTCTCAGTTGCCTTGGTCGTGGAAGCGAGCGCGAAGTTAATCTTCTTGCGGATGGAGTCTGCCACTACGCGAACGATGTAGCTCTGGAGGTCGAAGGTGCTGTTCTCAAGTGCCTGGTTCGAGATGCGGACGCGCACGGTGAGACGCTGCTGGATGGGCACCTGCTTGTCAAGGTCGATGACACGCTCGGTGGTAGCCGCGAGCTCGTTGGCGAATACTGCCTCCACGCCGCCGGCGAATGCCCACTGAATCTTGTTGCCCTGCACGCCCGTTGTCATCGGTACGCCAGCGGTGGCAAGGATGTCGCCGTCGGGACGGTCGGTTGGAATCAAATCAACCACGGTGATGCCCTGAACGTAGCCGTCAGTGCCGCCGAAGCCGCCTTGCTGTTCGCCATAGCTGATGCTCTCGCGGTTCACGGGAACAACGAACTTCGAGCCTGGCTTTGCCTCACGGAAGAACTCGCGGAGCTCGGTGTTCACGTCCTTCTTGGGGGCAACGGCCACGGCTGCCGCCTGCTTCTCCTGGATGGCAAGGGAAATCTCGCGCTTGTTGGTTTCATACTCGGCGAGCAGTTTGGACTGGTTGCCCTTCTCCTCGTCGTTCAGTTCACGCTTCAGCAATACATCCTCGATGCTTGCCAGTGAGTCGTTGATTTCGCGTTGGCGGGTCATCAACTGCTCAAGTGTCTTTTTCTGTTTTTGCATATCTCTAAACGGTTTAAAGAATTTAATACGTTGTCAATTCCAAATCACGCTCACGGGCGAGACGGCGAGCCTTCGCTATCTCACGCTGGCGAATCAAGAGTTTCTCGCGCTCCTCCATCTCACGAATCCTTTCCTCCTCGGCCTTCTTTGCGGCCTTGGCCTCCTCAGCCTCGCGCTTGGCGGTAGGCGTCTCGTTCCACATCTCGCGGGCGTTGACGGTGGTCTGCGTATAGGCAGGGTCCATGCCGATGGTCAATGCCGTGATTGCGCGGAACTTCTTATGGGTGATGCGCACCTCCTTGTTGGCTCCGCGCTCCTCCACCTCATAGTCTTCAGGGATAAACTCGAAGGAGCAACCGCTGTACACACCGCTGCGAACCAGTTCCAATGCCTGTTCGCCAAGGTCGCACTTGGGTGCCTCAAACTCGAAGTTCACTCCCCTGCCGTCAACTGTCAACTTCAGACTCCCGCGCCCTTTATTGCTGCGCGCGATGGTCATTGAACGGTTGTGCAAGAGGTTGAGCTTGATATCCTGCGAGTTTATGAATGTCTGCGTGCAGGCTTCCGGCTTGATAATCTCTCGGAAGTCAACACCCCAGTCGTCAAGCACTTGCGACTCAGCATTAAACACGATGGCTGTGCCGGTAATGGTGCGAGACTCGCCCTGCGAACTGCCGTCAACTTCTCTAACTGCAAGCTCGCACTCAATGGTTCTGATTTCTCTCTTCTTTGCATCCATATCTATGATGATTGTTACATTATTCGCATGAATGGGGCAGCTGGGTTTACCCCTCCAGTTCGCCTCCCTGCGGTGGCGTGCTGCCGCCGCCCTGGTTGTCGTCCGTGCCGGTGTCCGTGCCGTCGGTGTCGCTCTCTGCCGCTTCCTTGGCGGTTGCCCATGCCAGCTTTGCGCCAGCGATGGCGGCGGTGATTTCCTGCGACGGGCGATATGCCACGCGCTTGGTCAGCCCGTCGAGCGTCTGTTCCTCCTGCGTCTCCGTCCAATGCGACGTGATGGCGGGATAGAGGCGGCCAATCTGGTCAAGCTCTATGATCTTCCCATTCTTCAGCTCGTCGCGGATGGCATCGAGCGCAAGGCCGAAAGCCAGACCCAGCTCCTTGGGGTGAAGCGTGGTATTCGTTGCCGCCAACTTGCAGATGTCGTCGAACGTGGCCACGCCGTTTGCGATGGCTCGGCTGGCGAAACCAGCCTTCTGCGTGCGAAGGTTTTTGTTCGGAACCTTCTTAACCTTCAATGTCAATTGTGCCATGGGTCAATTTTTGCTTTACGTTACGTGAATTTAAATTTTACGTTACGTGAATTTTATTTTTACGTTACGTGAACCTGAAACAATGCTTGTGCGGGTTTACCCTTTCCTGATGGCCTTGCACGGCTTGTCGAAGAGCACAGGCGGGATGGTGTCGCGCTTGAGCGGGATTTCGGTATCGGTGTTGTGCAGGTACCATTGCATAAGGTTGCCGTCGGTGATGATGTCCTCGGCGACGGGCATCACGCTGATGCGGTCGGAGAAGAAGCGGTTGAGCACGAAAGACGTAATGGTCTGGTCGATGCGCTCTATCTTGCCGTTGGAGCCGAGGGAGCAGAGCAGGCCGAACACCATGTCGTTCACGTCGCGGTTCACCTGGT